ATCGCCACGTTTCATGCCTTCTGCATATTTTAATACATTTTGATATTGGCTTTTGGTATAACTGTTTCTAAGTCTACCAAACTCTGCAAGTAAATATTCATCACCTAACAGTAATGCCATTTTTAATTTGTTTGGTCCTGATGGTTCATCTCCCCAAAATTCGCCGTCTTCATCTTGTACTGTATCAGGATTTTTACCATGCCAACTCATTGTTACATGTAGTCCTGTGGAATTATTTGTGCCAAAGTTTTCTTCACTCCAGTCAAATAAACTTCTCATTTCTTCTAACATTTTTCTAGGACTATCAAATACCGGTGATATAAGTTCTGCTCCTGCCCCTTCGTCAGGTTCAATACTGCTATCGTTTTCTACTGCCCAAGCAGTTGTAGTATTTGTATCTCCGTAATCTCCTGATTCCGGATATTCTGTGAATGAACTATTATCTTTGATCCAGTTATTTAATTCATCTGCTACACCCTCAACATCACCGCCTGGTCTACTGTAGTCGTATCCATAGTCATCAAGGAAACTGCTTATATAACTATAGTTGTCATATATCCAATCTTCTGTACTGTAATCATCTCTTGCGGCTTCTTTGGCATCATCGTCTAGATCATTGTCTTCTTGTATGTCCTTTCTTAACCATTCTAAATATTCGTCTTCGTATTCTTGTGGATCTTCTTCTTCAAAATCTTTTTTGTATCGTTCTACTGCTTCGGAACTTGGTCCTGAACCACTATCTATAAAATCATTTAAATAGTCTTCATCTTCTCTGACCTCATTTACTTTATCTTCTATAATGTCATCTAGATATTCGTCTTGTCCTTTGCTGTACAACCATTCTTCAAAGTCTTCCCATACTTGGTCTGGCATATCACCGTATTCGTATTCGATATCACTGATACTCATATTGTCTACATCGTCACTGGCACTTCTGCTATCTACACTATAGAAAAATGTTTCTGCTTCAAAGCCACATTTAACTGGAGCGTCTAAGGCCTCTGTTGCTACATTTTTTCTATTAAAGTTTATCTCGAATAGTTTAGGATCTGCTTCTTTAAGACGACTTTTAGATAATCTTTTTATCTTGCCTTTAAGACTTTTAATTTTTAATTTTTTGCCTTTTCGTTTTGCAATTTTTGAGAGACGGCCCTCATCTAGTCCTACGTCATCAAATTGATCAAACGTTACGGTGTTCCCTTTTTTATCTGTTACAATTAATAGATTTTTATGTTTCCCAGAACCTACACGTGATTTCACCTCGTAAGGTTCTTTGCCATCTTTAGAGTATACTACCGTTGGCTTGTCTGGATTTACATTTACATCTTTTGCTTTAATAATTTTACGTTCTGGACCTGTCTCTACTTCTGTATCATTTTTTGTCTTCCCTAGTGCTGTAGGGGAAGAGGTGACTCGGTTAGCAATAGAACCTTTAGGCTCTTGTTGCTGTCTTTGTTTTGCGTTAGTACCATGTCCTTGTTCGCCAGAAGATATAGGATATTGTTCCTTTATTTTATATTCTTTCAATAAATGTTCTAAAGTTTTTACATCAGTAAACTTCATTATCTACGTCTCTTATTCATAGTACGCAATCTTCTACTATTAGGATTAAACTTTTTAGTTCTCTGAGCTCGTCTTGCCATACGAGTACCCATTCTTGCTTTTGTTCTTTTTAATGTAAGTCTCTTTTTAAAATCTATAGGAGCACTACATTGACTTACATTAGATACAACTCTTCCTTTACGTCTGCCACTAGTACACCTTACGGCACGTTTAATAGTGTTACCCATTTTACGCCATACCATTCTGCCTTCTGTAATAGTTACATCTGTAAATTCTTCTAATCTCATTTTACCATTTCCTACATGACCAATAACGTGCTTTTGTTTTTGGTCCTGGATTTGAGCAATTATGTCTTGCTCTGAAACTTTTTCTTGCTTTAGGATTACTTTTCCTAATACGCATTGTTTTTCCTTTAACACTAGACCCGCCATGGCCAAAGTTTACTTTTTTAACGTTTCCTGTTTTAGGATCTTTCACATAAACTTTAAACTTTTTAACATCACCTTGCATAGGTTTGTTTAGTTTAACTTTGCGTCCTTGGTATTCTGCTTCAAACATATCATTTTCGTCTATGCTATATCCTACATATCCGAACTCTTCGTGAAAGTCTTCTGCATCATCAAGTGTTATTTCTTCTACTATATCTAAATATCTCATAATATCTTCATTAATAATCCTACAACTGTTGTCATTAGTGTAGTAAATGTTAGTCCAACTATAGCGATGATCCAACTTTCAAGTTTGTTTAATCGCTCTTTAGTCACTTCTTTAAATTCTTTTAATTCTGCTGTAATTGATTCTATACGAAGCATATCAGCAATTATATGTGCTTCTATATCACCACTTTTAACGTATGGCTTAGGCATTATTTCCGGTTCGTTCTTTTTTGGCATATTACTATTATAATAAGTCTTGCTTACTAAATTCCATATTAATTGTACTTTTAGTATCTATGGTTCCACCATTTAATACTATTCCGTTTAATTCGTCTGTAAGTGTAGTTATAGTGTGTACATCTGTTCTTTCAAAAGCAAATTTAAATATCCAACCTGCTCCTGTCATACTAGGTGCTCCGTAATTTTCTAGAACATTTGCACCTACTCCGCTTAATGCTACAGGTTCGTTCATTACAACTGGTTGTGCTCTTAATCCAATTACTTGTACAACACTTTCAAAATCTTTCTGACTAATGTCAGCAAAATCACCAGTTCTTGTTATATCCATACTTGTAAACAATGTGTAAAATTCTATATTACCTGAAAGTGTCTCACTACTTCCCATTGCTCCGCTTCTATTTCCTGCAACCATTCTGTGTCTCCTGTATTACACTATTTATCAGTATTACCATTCCTTCAGCCAAAAAAAATCCCCAACGAGTGAGGATTTTTTAATAAGTTTAAATTAACTTAGAATGAGACATCTCCAATAACGTGACCTGCGATGTCGCCGTTTGCTAAATTGTCTGCACCTTCTACAATCATATTAACTACTGCCGCCGTTGGTGCGCCAACTTTTAATACTGAAAGGTTTAAGTTTTGAACTGTGCTAACTAATGCTGTTAATTGAGTTGCTGAAATATTTCCTGATTGTTGAGTAAAACTCTTAAGGAATACATCTTTACCAATAAACTCACCAGCCGCCGCCGCTCTTCTATCTGCTTGTGCCATTTTATTCTCCTAATATTAGTGTACAATAGTATTGTACGTTACTTTTATTTATCAAAAAAGTCATAAAAAAAGGCAGTATAAAACTGCCTTCTTTTGTGTAAAACTAAGTCTTAACTAAATGTTACTACCAATGTTGCACCTGTGAATGAAGGTGTTGCGCCTGCGCCTTGAACAGCAATGTGACATCCGTCATTTGCTATATCATCTTCAACTGCTACAACAATAAAACCTTCGTTTTGTGCTTCTGTACATACTGCTTTCACTGAAACTGCAGATACATCTGTAACTGCTATAATGTGAGTAGTTCCTACGAAGCCGTTTGCCGCTCTTACGTCAGCATTTGGGTTTGCTTGTGCCATGTTATTCTCCTGATAAGTTATGGAGTTTAAATAACTCCGTTACACTTATTTATCTTTTTTTGTATTTTTTTATAGTTTATTATTAGGATTTTTCTTACTAGCGGCTAATTTGAGACTATTTTTGTTATAAGAAATTTTATCTCCTGGTAAACTGGCTATTTTACGTCCTGCATCATAAGATGTTGTTGCAGTACTTCTTATTGTTGAAAAATCAATATCTGATAATCCAGGTACTGAATTTGCGGCCTTTCTAGCATTTTGATTTCCTATTTGGGCACCTCGTGTTTTTTTATCAGTAGTTGCTTTAGAAGTTGTTTGTTTATCTGTACCTTTATTTTTCTTTTCAGAATTTTTCCTTTTAGTATTTTCATCACTTAGGTACTTTTGATAATTAGCACTACCCATATCAATTGCTGACCCCCAGTCTGTTTTACCATCTACCTGGTTCATTGGTGCTTGTCCGGCCTGCATTATCATTTGTAAAAGAATAGTATTTCCAGAGTACTTCATTTGTACGTCTGACCAAGTAAGTTCTTCTTTTAATATTTGCGTTATTTTCATTTTTGTCTTTGCCTTCCACTAGCCCAATAACCTGCTATTGCACCGATTCCTGTTCCTGCTTTCTTATATTTATCAGAATCTTTTCCATATCTTTGTGCAATCTTTTTACCTACATATCTACCTGCAACTGCACCAGCGGCCGCACCAGCAACTCTTTTAGCAGTACTAGGTTGTTTTTTATACTTATCAGACATTCTATAACTTTTATATTTTGTCATTGTGGATAAAGGTCCTATCATTTCACTGCCTCTACCAATCCTTCTAAATTCTTGTATAATTTGTGCTACTACTAATTGTTTTGATCTGTATTTTAAATTTTTCCAATCAGTAATGAATCTACGGAATTGTTTATATTTTGCATTACTTATTTTTAATTGCTTTTCTAATCTCATAAAGTAAACAATAGTATCATTAGAGTTTTCTCTGCCTTGTCCCACTTTAGTAAAAAAGTTCCAATGATGTGAATCATTAAAATTACAACTCTTTAAAAACATTTTACTTTCAATAGGATTTTTAAGACTAATATTTCTATTGCTTGGATCATTAACCTGATATGCTAACAAATACAGGTCTGTTGCATGACTCCTAAAGAAGTTATACTTACCGTATTGTGCTGTTTGTTTTGCATACGATCTTGCAAACCCTTCTTGTTTTTCATCTTTAGCCATCATAAATGTAGTTAAAGATGTTAAATATAGCAAATCTGCTATATCTCTACCATTATAAATTTTAAATTGATTAGTAGTTCTAAATAGTCTTGCTTCTGATATTTCTTGATCTATTAATTGTAGTTCCATTTTATTTACCTGGCATTCCTGTACCAAAGTTTAGTCTGCTAAACTCTAGTCTATCTACTAATTTTAATGCATTACCTATCCTATCCACTGCTACAAATCCTTCTTCGCCAGTTACCTCATAACCGTTTTCTGTTTCTTTAAACGTAGGCAATTGTCTAATTGTTTCTAATTTTTTAATAATAAGTATTTTGGATTGTATAATTTTTAAATATAAATCATACACACTTACTATACTTGGTACATGCTCTTTAATAAACTTAACACCTTGTACCAACTTTTCATTCATTTCATCTTGTTTTGCTTGAGTCTTATATCCATCTATTTTCTTTTGCATAAAGGTAATATACTTCTGCACAAAGCCTTGAGCAAACTTAGTAGGCTCATCAAATGCTCCTGCTCTAATGTTATTATTTACATGAGCCTTTAATTGTTGTAAGAAGTCTTTGCCTATTAGATCGTTACCTTTTTCTAACCAACTAAAAGTATCTGAATCTATACCTTTTAAGTAACCGTCTGCTTCTTTAATAGATGTTGTAATAGTATTACTTTCTTCCTGTGTTAATGTTACAGTTCCACGTAAGTTTTTAATTAAGGCATCTCTATGCCATACTTTATTACTGTTACCTAGTACACTACTATCAAAACCAAATTTAGCAGTTGTATCGGCTAATGTAGGCCCTCCTACATACTCTGTATGCCATACTATGCCCATGTCCGCACTTGTAATTTGCTTTGCTAAATCACTACTAGTAGGAATAGCATATACAATAGTATTAGGTTTAAATACTAAACATTCTTCCCCATCTATAGTTACTGTTTCTAAATCACTTTTAGAAAATAACATATCACCCTGTGCAACTGTATTCCAAGTTAATCCTTTCAAACTTTTTAATGCTAATTTTAATTTATCTTGTAGGCCTTCAGAAGGATGATTTTCTTCTATATCTTTATCTGTAAAATTTATTTTTGGCTTCTGTGCA